TAGATCTAATTTGAGTATTAGTAACTTCCCATCCAGCAATTTTATTTCCTTGCTGACCGAACATTACTATAGAAGATGATATTTCTGTGCCTTGCCCGTCGAATACTTTTAATCCATAAAGGTCAGCTGAATCGTTTGATATCTCTCCAAGTCTTATAATTTCTGCTGAAGCAGTGTCGTATACTTGAATACGTTGAGTAGTAGAATCAATGTCGATAAAATCCGTGTCTAACTTAAATACTTCTGTCTTAATATCAACACCATTGGTTGAATCGAAACGTACATAGTTAGTAGAATCCTTTGTTAGATCCAGGGTAGGAACTGTATTGTTCATACCTATGATAATACCGGCTGTAGAGTCTTGATCAAATGTAGTTTTTGATCCCATACGGATAAAGTTATCCGTAGCTCCACCTTGTATTACTACTTTATTAGCTGATCCTACATCTATACGAGAGATGTCTCCGTACATTACGATGTTACCTTCTCCAAGTGACATAGAAGCTTGAGTAGAAGATAATTCTATATTTGTAGCATCTAATTCAAATCCGCTTGTTAGAATATTAACATTCGAACCGTCGTACTTAATAAAGTTTGTCGAACCGTTACCGGCGTAGAATCTAGGAGTACCTGAGTTATCTTGAAGCTGTATGCCTTTAGAAGCAAAAGATGCACTATGAATAGAAATACTTCCTTCGGATGAATTTATGATAACATCATCCTTAAATATTCTTTCAGAATCGATTTCCCATCCTGCTATTCTACCCCCAGTAAATAGTACTGCTGAACCGGTAATGTCACCACTTCCTTGAACTATAAAGTTATTAGAATTTATAAATGTTCCTGAGTTAGAAGGAGAACCGCTAATAAAAATACTAGAAGCAAAAGCTCCTCCTGGTCTTGAAACAAGAACATCATCTTTGATTTCAAATCCTCCTATAAGTCCTGATGATGCTGTAATAGATCCTTCTAGCCTTGCTCCTGAAGCAATAAGCTGTCCGCTTGAAGATACAGCATAAGTTGAACCAAAATGCTGGTAGAAAGGATAACCTTTGCTTTCATCCGGTTCTAAAGTAATATAATATTCATCTGCTAGTAATCTAGATTGGACACCTACAGTAGAACCTGGAGCTTTGTTTTTATCGTATAGAGAAGATGAACGAAAATCAATTATAAGAGTACTTCCTGTTATCTGTCCGTCGCCAAGAAATATATCTGCTACACTACCTCCATTTGCTAAAAATTCTCCAAATGCTTCAGATGCAACAGAGATATCAACTTCTTCTCCGTTTGCTTTATAAAGAACAAGAATATTGTTATTTAGCGAACTTGAGTAATAAAACGATCTAAAATTCGCATCTACCTCTTCATGAGTTAGAGGTTCACCTTTAATATCTCTAAACGTTAAAGCCATTTATATCTCTATATTAATAGTTTACTAGGCTCCTTTGTACATTATAAACGAAAGAGCATAGTAGACTGGTATATTGTTAGCAGAGGAGATACTATGTGCATGACTTCCTCCCCCACCGGTATTGTTGTCAGAAGTTCCATTGCGGTAGAACACATAATCGTTATCATTGTCCGAATCACCGCTTCCTCTATAGTTTGTTGGTCCAACATAATCAGCACCTGCTATAGTACCTGATGAACCTTGCCCTGGATTGTATGATTCTATATAATAAGAATCTTTATACGTATGGTTGTGAGCAGGTATTTCTGTTGCTGATAATGTATGAGTTGCTGTTGAGCCACCGTGATCGTGAGTATTGCTTCCTCCAGTACTACCAGTTTGATAAGTGTTACCTGCACCTATAATAAATCTATCTGTTAAGTTTGGAGTACCGTTAGTACCGTCACATAAGTACCATCCTGAAGGAATAGTTGAATCATTTCCTGACCACATAATTATTGCACCAACTGGTACAACTCCTGCTGATCTGTATTTTACCTCATTAGATTCAATTACAAGTACGTCATAAGCGATACCTGATGTTCCTTCTCCTACACCGTCAATCCCAAACGAGCCGCTTACATATAGTCCTCCTGAACCTGATAAAGCAGAGTTAACTGTTAAAGATCCTGTTACATTTGCATCTCCTGCGATATTTAAATCTCCAGATCCTGTTATGCTTCCGCTTACAGTTAATGTATGATCGGCTATAAAATTATTATCTGATATAGCTACCGAGCCATCAGCTCTAAAAGCAGCGACATTTTTATGATAAGTAGCATCGTGACTTCCGGTAGCATAACCACTAAGTATACTAAAAGTATCTTGTGCGTTATCTATACTTCCTGTTTCTGTTTGAATACCAATTGCAACATGGCCGCCATTTGGACCTTCTATAAATAACCCTCTTGAATTACCAGGTAAATTTTGTGTTGTTAAATTACTTTCAATTCTAACATCTGAAGAGTTAAAACTTGTAATTAATTAGCGATATGAATCTGATAAGGTATTTCCTACAGCCATACTACCGCTAAAACTAAAGGTAGCTGCATCTGTATTATCGGTATTGAACCCTATTTTACCGCTTCCTTTTAACCTTAGTACTTCATCAGAGTTACTTGTTTTAAATATAATATCTGTATTGTCATCATCAAGGTTATGTCTTATAATTAAATCATTAGAACCTTCATCAATAAAGATAGAAGAAGAAACACTGCTGCTGACAAACTGCAATTCAGATTCTTGTATAACAATATTCCCGCCGTATACTTTTAATCTTTCTCCAGCATTTACTGTTGATGTACCAATACCCAGTGCAGTATACCCAGGGTCAAAAACAAAAGTTGAAGAAGCGACGAACGTACCAGAGTTATTAAACTGTACGTTTTTGTTAGATCCTGCAACGCCAGAAGCTGAGCCTGATGCGTCTAGTGGAATAGAAATTGAGGAAGGTCCTTGTAAACTACTTCCTGTGTAGTGTAGGTTTAAAGTGCTATTGCTATTAGATAGGGAGGCAGAATAAAAAAATGAACTTAAGTTAATGTCCATTTCATTATAACTTAGTGCAGTCCCTTTATTTACTCTTAATGTTATTGCCATGGTTTATATATCTAATTTTACTACTATCGTTGTATCGTTATCAGGCGATTTAGGTACCGGTTGTCCTAACTTCGCTACTGCTATTAATTCATTAGTATCATTATAAAGTCCTACAGTTGTCATGTAGGGTTTAAACATACTACCGGTCATGTTATCTGCTAAAGATCCACTTGAATCTTTTAATGCAGATGGATTTTGTGAAAAATTATATTCACTCTCTTTAACTCTACAATGGTAGTTATATGTATAAATAGGTTGAGAAGATTTCCAGGAAAGACTACCACTGAAGTAATTTCTGTAATAATCTCATACAGCAGGATTTGATATAATTATTAACCCATGCGAGTATATAATATTTCCAATAACTCTTTGAGGTAATGAAGATGATAAAATTAAATTACCATTTCCATCATCTATTAAATCTGTATCATATTGATCTGGTCCTCCTACAATAAACTCTTCTTCTGTCTCATTTACATACTGTCCTTCATTTTCAATATAATCTCCATCTGTTAGGACGTCTGTAGCACCGTACATAGTCTCTACTTCTTCTAAAAAGCTTTCAGAAACGAAATTTCCAGCACTATCAGAAGAGTCATAAATATAATTAGACCCAGAACCTTCTATATCAGGTGTTAACCTAACACTGCCAGGTTTAATATAAACCCCGAATAAGTTCTGAGGTATAGATATAATTGTAAATTCTGATTGAGCTCGTCTTTGATTTTCAGTATAAGAGCTTTGTAGATAGTTTTCAAAAACTGAGCCTGTTAACTCTTGGGAGCTTGTAGCAGGTAAACCGTTATGAAAGCCTGAGTAGTATAGGTGGTGTATACTGTTGTATACTAATCTTGAATAGTGTTCATAATCTGTACCGGATAATCTTATATCACTACCACTAGGTAAAAAAGCTCCAGATCCAGATATGCCTACATATGTTTCAACTCCGTAATCATCGTGTTGACTACCACTTATAGTAAAACTCTTATGAGCTGTATAGGTGGTAATGAATGCATCCTGTTTGTTGAATTTTTTGTAAGCACTCATTCATTAATAATCAAGTTTGATTCTTACTAGAGCTTCTTTAGTAAAATCTTTTAATAATGGTGATGATAATTTAGCTACAGCTAAAAGGTCGTTATTTTCATTATATAGTCCGACTGATGTAATGTACGACTGAGGACTGTTAACCATAACATCATGTCTCAATTCTCCTGAGCCTGTAATATTAGAAGGGTTAGTTGAATAGTTAAACTCACTATTTCTAACTCTAACAAATACATAATTAGAAGAAATAGTTTCTTCAGAATTTAATTTAAATGAGCTACCGCTAGCAATTAAGTCTGAGAAGTTAACATTATTCTGACCGTTAGTATCCCCAGATGATGTTAGAGCGTTGTACCCTAAATCTACAGCAATTGCTTGAGGATTAAATATTAATAGCCCTACATCCGGTAAAAACTTACCATAAGAAGCTACATATGAACCAACAGTATAACCTGTCCCTCCATCATAAGCAGTTCCATCTGAACCACTAATGATTTCATATACTCTACCTGCATCATTAAATGTTACTGAGCTAACATCGTTAGAGTTATCAGTTAGTTGAATTGTAGAAGAACCATCTCCTAGTTTAATATTTAATGTACCGGGTAACAATTTTTCTTTATATCTTGCTCTATCAATAGAAACTACTACAATACCTTTAGAAGAAGCTACACCTCCAAAGCTGAAGTCACTATCCTCGTCTCCAAGTACTAAAGATCTGTACTGTCCGTAAATTGTAGAAGAAGGTGACTTACCGGCTACACTGCTGTTATAATCAGTTGAACCTACTCCTGATGAGTTTCCGTAAGCTATAGAATATTGAATAGCTGCTGAAGCTGAAGTTGCTGCTGCTGTTGGATCTTCATGGTAAATATCTAAGTAGTAGTCTCCTGAGGTTCCTGCTACTTGTGTAGATGATGTATGTGCAGCTGTTAGTTCGTATGTATCTGTTGACCATACTGTTGATGAAATAGAGTCAGCACTTACAACTACGTCTTCGGTATCAAATCTTTTAAACGACATATCTTATTAATTATTTACTTTAGTTACAGTAACTGGGATTGTTATTCTAGCTCCAGAATCTCTACCGATTAAAGTAATTGTAGTCTGTAGTTGAGTTCTGCTGCTTCCAAATAGTGTATTTACTGTAGTTGCAGATAGGTTAATGGTTGTTCCAATTACTGTTTTAGATACATTAGTACCTAAAGTAGTTTGTGTATTTAATCTTTCAGCTTCTGCTGTATTAATTCCTACTCCTGAAAATGCTGACATTAGTCTAGCATCTGCAATAGTAGCTGTATACCCGCTTGATTCAAAAGTTTGGGATGAACCAAGATAGTTTAATGTTTGAGGAGTAATTGCAAGAGAAGCTCCTTGTTTTAAAGTAATCGAAGCATATCCTGCTTCTAATATAGGAAGTTTTGCTGTACCTCTAGGTAGTGTTGCAAGTTTATATTTCATTACCTGAGTTTCATCAGGAAATGCTTCTAATAGAGGCATATTCTCAATCGCTTCACCATAGTAAGCTGAACCTGAAGGGTGAGTTGGATTATAAAGAGTATAATCAATCTCATCATCAGCTAGTGCAAATTGAGTAATTAAAAAAGAGCCATCTCCTCTTGCTAGTAGCTCTCTTCCTTTTTTTGTTAGAATTGCGTCGACTGTTACGACTGAGTTATTTAAGTATCCCATTTTAGTTTTGGTTTATATTATATAAATATATGAATTTAATCTTTTATATACTACATTCAGTTATAGAACCTGATACGTAGCCTGAATTATCCAGTGTTACTATATTTCTATTATCCTTTATCCAAACTTTTCTATTTGTTAAAGGTATTACTCTACTTTCATCTATCTGGAATATTCTACTACCTGATATGGGGGTATCTGATGTTCCTGTGAATAAGTATGTTTCTATATCTCTATCGGATAGTGATTGAGAACAGATAAAGTTTACATCTGATCCAGATAGGTAAACAGCCGCTTCAAATGGTTTTCCTGAAATAGCTGGTTCAATGCCTCCAAAATCATTTTCTGAAGTTTCTGTTCCGTTGTATCTTGCGTTGATATGTCCAGTATGTGTATAATTAGAATCTTGTACCGCTGCTAATGTAGCTGAGCCTGAGAGTAAAGATTCGTAATTAGTAGGTCTAACCGGTAGAGAAGATGATGTATTTGCTTTATAATGGAGTACGGTATTGCCTTCAAGTCTATCGACATCAAATTTAAATTTAGATGTTCTACTTATTGATGCATTACTAATTAAAGCATTATAATCGTTGTTCTTAAACTTTTCTAATAAGAAGGGTGTTATATTAACTTGACTATTGTAGGTAGATGAACCTGTTTCAGCAGCTATATCACCTATATTATAATAAAAATAAGTACCGTACTGAGACCTATCTTCTACAGACAGCTTAATTAATGCACCGCTTCCTGAAGCGTTAAATTGAATTTCTTCTAATTCGTTTAATGATAAGTATACACTCTGACCACTATCAGATACATTACTTACAGTTAAAGCTTTTATTCTGTGGATTCCATTCACAGTACGGTAAAGTACTCTAATCTCTCCTGATTGAGGCGCTGTATTTTTAAATTGTGCTAAATTAGGCATACTCTATATTTTATATGTACGGATTTCCGTATTGTGTTATTGAACATGTTCTGTTATACCCGCCGCCTGATACAGTAATCGTAGCAGATCTCGGATAAGGTGTTGTGTTACCGTATATTTCTACAAATATATCATCGCTGTTTGTTCCTGATGATGGATTAAAGCTAACCCATCCGTTACCGCTTCCATAACTTACACTAACTGTCCAGCTTACATTACTACTAACACCTAAAGTAAATGTATCAAATTCTCCTGATGTTTCAGTGTAGCTGGTAGGAGTTAAGAACATATACGCACTTGTGTAAGAGGTTGTACCAGTTACTGAACCTCCTGTATTGTTAGCAAGATCTTTAAGTGTTACTGTAGCAGTTAAAGTACCGGTGTTTACACCTGAAAGACTAATGTTTCCTATACTCTGACTAGAGTTGCTTCCTATTGTTGCAGTACCTGTCACTGTCGTTCCGCCACCACTAGAGCTGATACTATAGCTGATAGTACCTCCTGTAGTATTAGATGTAGTAGGTATTCCTGTTAAAGATAGTGTTGCTGTGTTAGAGATAGTTGATATAGAAACTGCATACCCTGAAGGTGCTGTAGCGTCTTTGATGATTGTGTCGAGCACATCCGTACCCTCATTTCCTGCTGTATCAGATAATGATGCGGTAACTTGTACTGTTCCTTCAGCTAAACTACTCATATTAATATTAATAGATTGTGAAGTTGCATTAGTTACTGTACCTGATTTTAATACTGTACTGCTTCCGTCAGAAGCTGTAATATGATATGTAGAATTCAACTCACCATCGTAAATGTAGGCAAGTGTACTACCTACAGTACTAGAGTTAGTATAAGTTCTGTTATACCCTATAACATCTAAGGAATATCCTGAAGGTGGAGTAGAGTCAAACTGCCCACAGTCTGATCCTGTACCGACAGTGCCTTGATCTCCTCCAGAACCTGAGATCTGTAATACTATATTAGATCCATTAACTTTCCACCACTCAGCTGCACCGTTAAGCGTATTTACACCGTTAACATCTGTGTAGATTATATCACCGTCTGTTGGATACGTGCTAGCTCCATCATGATAATAGGTTGTGTATGAAGGGCTTAATCCACATGCTAATTCATCTGTTGATGTAGAGGTAGTAGACATTTGAAAAGCTGTAAAGCTAACATTAGATTCTGATACAAAAATTATATCAAATTCTAGAGGTGGTTGATAGACTTTTTTAAATATGTTAGCAGTATTCAATTCTCCTGAGCTAATAACAATATTGCTACCGCTTAGCTCACCATCAAATTTCGGCCTATCATTACTAATTACTCTAAATAATGAGCCGGATTTAGTTGCAATTGATTGAGTATAGTCGGTGTTATAAGATCTTGATCGGCTAGTAAATAGTCCTCCAGACGAACCAGTTATAGAACTTATTTCTATAGAACCGGTGTATTCAGGTCTTGTACCTGTTAGTGAAGGAGTTTTTGTTTTAGATCTATTTAGAAAGTTAGGTTTAATAATTATACCTGTATCAACAGTTGATCTTGCCGGTATAAAATCTTTTATCATTTTAAATAAAACGTTGTCAAAAAACTTTATGAGTCTAACAAAATCGTTTAACTGATATTTATTTAAATTTCCTAATACTCCTGCGGCTTTTCGTTGTAAAGCATCGTATTTGTATGAAGAGCTATCCCTAGGATCTCCAATGTAGTC